CTTACTACATCGGCAGGTGCGCTATTCAATACTAGAAAGTCATTATTATCATATAGCACAGGGGGATTTGCCCCATCTACCATTGCTATTTTTTCAGTGCCATTAAAGTTATATTTGGCAAAACGTACTTTGGTAGAACCTTCTCTATTGCTAGAGATAAATGTAATTACTGCATCATCTGCTGGGCTACTTGCAAGTGCTGGATTAATTGCCAGCGTTGCTGAACCGCTTGTTACAGTTGCATCTGCAGTTACTGTATATACAAGGTCAATCCCTGCAATCTTAAATACATCACCTGCTTGCGGTATACCTACAATACCATCTACAACTAGGCTGCTTCCTGTTTGCGCTGCACCATCTACAAGTGGTGCGCCATAGTCATAGACATTTATCTTTGTAAAGCCACTACCTGATGTCTTAAATACATCTGCGTTCTTGGCTACAATTGCTTGGTCTTCCCAGCTTGCTACACCAATAGCACGATAATCTGATACTGTGCTTACAAAAGTAACAACATCTGCATTAGATGGATTAACGACCATTGTCTGGTCTAGTGTTAATATTACTCTGTTATTTGTTGCATCGAATGTTACACCACCAGATGCAATCGTGTATCTAAAAGACAGAACAGCATTATCTGCAGGTGCTACTGTAATAGCTGGTGTTATAGTCAGTGTAGATGCTGTACCTACAAGAGCCGTTGCTGCGCTGACTGTGTATACTGTTGTGTCACCTGCAATAGTAAATGTGTCACTTGCTGATGGCGCTACATCTAAACCGTCTACATTTAAACTTGTACCTGTCTGCGCTGCACCGTCTACTAATCCACCATCTAGTGAAAATCCATCACCTGCTTCTGGTGTAGTATGTATTGCACCTAGTATTAAGCCAGTACCGCTTTGTCCATCTCCGTGTACGACAGGCTCACCATAAGGTGGAATAATATTGCTGTCATACTTATCGTAGCCTTCAATACGCCTGTAACCACCCTCAACGGATGGTTCAAAGTTACGAAGGATACGTGCTGAACCCGGTGCATTTATGCCCTGTTGTAAAGGACTTAAATTTGTTACGAGGCCACCACGAAATTCTACAGGATAAGTTTGCCATTTGTCCATTACAACGGAAGCCTTGCATAGCCTATTCTACCGCCCCCACCTGTGTTTTGTGCAATTAGATATGAGCGTACATAATTATAACGATTGATAAGCATAGATTTCATATGCTTGATACCTTCTTCAAACTTCTCTTTAGCAACCAATGCATCTTGTGTATTGCCACGGAAAAGATAAGCATAATGCATTGCACCATCTACAATAATATGTCTAAACCTTTCAGGAATAACTGGTACATCATTATATAGTTCTAAGTCTACAGGAATACGATAATACTCATACACTACTGTATAGGCTTTATCTGGTGCAGGAGTCATAATGTATTCTAGCGAAGGTGCTTGTGATACACGTTGTGGTACACCCTGTCCTTGTGATGTAGCTGTGCTATTATACTCTTGGTCTACATACTTGTCAAGATATTCTTCATAAGAAATGATAGGTAATTTAACTGTAGTATTTCCTAGTGTAGTATTTTCTTTAATACGAAAGGTATCAAAATCAATAACTTTACAATCTACAGGAAATGGATAACGAGTTAATCCAACAGTAAGTATGTCTTCTTGTTCAATATGATTAAAAGGCCATTCATATTCTGACTGGTTCATATATCTAATAGAAGCATTAACTGCATCTTTAGCTTGACCATAAAACCCTGCTGCCGTAGCAAAGTTAGAAGAAGTAAGTTCAACTTCGTTCAAGCGTCTGTTGATGTCATTTACTAGGCCAAGAAAATCGTATGCCATATGTTTTACTTCTCTCTAATTCGCAGTTTAATTGTGCGTTCTGCTGTGCTACCTGTACTGTCAGTCATGCGACAGCTAAATGTATATTCTCTGTTATTAACACCACCACCAATATTTATAGTAGCAACTGTATCTGTATTAGACGGAGATACATTTTGAATACTATCGGTTACTGACCCACCTGATGCTGTTGTCAAATCTTGTCCAGAAGCTAGTAGTGTCTTACCAATCTCACTTGTTTGAACAAACCATTGCACAGATGCTATTGTTGCAGTATCCAAAAAACGTGACCAGTCTACGCTGTAATCTAGTGTTTCATCTTTATCTTTAATAGGCCAGCGATATGACATATTATTGTGTCTCCGTTACTTTTACTGTGCGGTCAGCAGATGTTGACTGCTTTTCAATATGCACTTTTCTGTTTTCAAAAGGAACTCTAACTGTTCGTTCTGCAGGAGTAGACATTATGCTGCCCTTGGTATTTGTATAGTTCTAGCAGTGCTATACTGATTAGCAAATGCTGCAAAGTTAAATACTACAGCAGTCTTTGTAATTGTTCCTAGTGTTGTTGTGCCTTGTACACCTGTAAGAGCATGACTATTACTAAATGTAAAGTTACCATTAACAAAACCTGTAGCACTTACACTATTTAAAACTTCAGTTGGTTTCTCTTCAAGTGTGTTTACAGAACCAACAGCTTCAACACCTACGAGTGTTACATTTGCTGTACCTGTTAATGTAAGATTTATTACATTAGATGCTTCATTTGTAATAGTAGTAGAGCCATTTGCACCATCAAAATGAAGTAATGCTTCTGTACTTCCATCTAAAGAGTATGCTTCTGTTTCAGGTGTAAAACTTGCGGCAGAAAGACCTGTTGGTGTAGATGCTCTAAATTCGTCTATGTATCCTGTAAATTCTTCAGAGCCATTTTCTTTAGCCCCAATTACATAGGTATGAGCATTGTATCCTGCACCTGCTTGCTGACCTCTTTGATACCCATCTACAAATACTTCGGTAAAGGCAAACCTTCTTTGTAGTCGTATATGATGCCAAGTATTGTTACTTAATTGTCCACTAACTGACCTAGTTATAGAATTATCTTTTATTACTTGAAGATTACCACTACTAATACGTAAAGCAAAACCAGAGTTAGAGTTTTGTCCATCCCAAAGATGAGCAGTTTGACTTGTTAGCGTTGAAGAGTAAACCCAAAAATCTACAGCCCACTCTGAACTTGTTAACAGACTTGAAGTGTAACTTGTTGTTACAAAATCACCTGTTCCATCTAGTAGTAAACTAGCAGTACCAAACTTTTTTTCTGCTGTAGAAAGTTGTGCATCACCACTTGCTGTAAAAGGTTTAAGAGAATTAAATTCTGCGTCTACCCCTGTTACACTTTCTGCAACATTAGGCTTAATAATTCCTATTGAGCCTGTAGCACTTACACTATCTAATGCTTCTGTAGGCTTCTCTTCTACTGTGTTTACAGAACCTGTAGCTTGTACTCCTGTTATTGGAGTATTGATATTCTCTTTTACAGTATTGACTGTGCCTGTAGCTGAAACACCTACAACAGAAACTTTAATAAATACATTTAAAATTCCTACTGAGCCTGTAGCACTAACACCTGTAGAAATACGTTCTGTAACATCTACTTCAAAACCACCTGCTACAACACTAGCAATAGTACCTGTAGCAGAAACACCACTAATACTAGCGGTAAGATTGACTACACCATATTCAGACGTTCCATATAAACCTGAACCATATCGTGCAGACTGTGCTATGATTGCCATAGCCTACTCCTTACGCTATACGTATTACAGCGTTTGATGCGTCAGCGGCAGGAAATTCAATAGTCAAGTCACCAGCAGTAGCACTGACTGTGCCACCAAAGTCAATAACAGCAATTGCTGCATTACTAGCCGCTGTGTTATAAATAATACAACCATCAGCAGATACAGTAACATCAGCAAATACTTCATCTGTAAAATCAACAATAGCGGTAGACCCATCAAGCGAAATAGTTGCGCCATCAAGTACCTGACCACCAGCAGTGTAGTTTGTGCCAGATGCCTCGTCAGAGTTACCTGTTACGTCAGAATAATTAGTTGTGCTGGCATTATATGTGCCAGTCGGTGTAGCTTTAATTAAAGCAAGTTTCAATGAATCTGTGTCCAAATCATGGACACCGCCAAGAAGTTCTTGTTTAAAGCTGTTACACATTGCAGTTGTGATTGCCATGATTTGTGCGTCCTTTGTTAAATCTCATAGAAGTGAAGGGGCAAGTTACCCTGCCCCCTCAACATTATTTAGGCAAGTGCGTCACGTGCTACTTCAGCAGCATCCATGTCGCCCATGTCTCCTACGTCCATGCAGATAGCCCATACCCGCAGTTTACCTGCAGTCAAAGCGTCTTCTGTAACGAACTTAAGGTCAATGGTATCGTCAGCAGTTGTGACCATAATCTGAGCAGCTTCAGCAGCAGGAGTCGGAGCATAATCTCCGTCTGATGCGCCAATGATATCCAGTCCATCAACGTATTTGTCTACAACGCCACCTGTAAAACCAAGGTCAACAGTAGCAGTAGTACCAGATGCCGAAGTAATAACTTCGATACCTGCAGAAAGAATGGCAGTACCTTTGGGTACATTAAGCATTGTTTCTGTGTCACCCGCACCATAGTCTGCACCATTAGTTACAATCTGTGCAGCAATGTCAAGGGTGTTTTGAATCAGATAAGGCTTGCGACCACGGGCATCATTCCCACGGGCAGCATTATCGGCAGCTGTATAAGCAGTCATATCTCAACCCTCCCTTATGCTAAGTGATATTTGGCGTTTACAAGAGCTTCTGGACGAAGAATCTTGCGGCCATACAGGTGCATACCCCGTACAATGTCAGCGAAGCTGTCAGGGTCACGGTATGTTTCTGTTTTGTTAATCTGCTCTGCAGTTGCAACAGCAGATGAGTGACCTGCAACAATCACACCGTAGTTGACAGCTGAGTTCGTACCTGCGAAGGATGAACCAGTACCAACTGAAGGCAGGTTGTTAGAGGTGTACACGGTAAATCCGTGAATGTTGTTTGATACAACACCGTTCTGCAAACCAGAACCACCGAAGTCAGCATTGAACAGACGAGAGTCTTCGTCCTTCAATACTTCGATAAATACCGGGTCAAGAACGAGCCAGCGACCTTGCGTATCCACGTTTTGCTGGTCTAGCTTTCTAGCCATTCTAGCAATAACTTGAAGTGGGTTTGCGTCACCAGCATCAGTTGGAGCAGCACCAGCACCAGTACGTGGCAAGATAGCAATAGCTTGACCAGCTGTACCAGAGTTAAAGTCATTAGCGTCCAACTTCATACTTGAAAGCAGTTCGTCTGAACCAGCAGTAGCTACAGCTTTTGAACCATTAACAGTAGTGTTAACAGTATCTGGTGCGCCATGTAGTGCAGACTGCGTAAAACCAGCAAGGTAACCAAGAACGTCTTGGTCAAACTGGTCAGCAAGGCGATAAGCAGCTCGGTCACTTGCCAGAGACTGGAAATTGATGTGACTGTGAGCCTCTTCAATATCATCAACCTTGAACGCAAAGTAGTTAGCTTTGTCGATAGTCAGGTTGAAGTCTTCATCGTCAAGGTCTTGCGGCGTGATAGTAGTACCACGTGCATAAGCCTTAACTGTAATTTCGGGTTCCTTGATAATCTTAACGGAATCACCCATTGTAGCAATTTCACCGAAGTAA